CAGATGGGCAGGCTTCTCCTCTCCTTGTCAGCACGAGCGTGAGCAAGGTTGACGGCTGGGAGGTTGACCTGGCAGGTCTGGGTTGCCAGCTTTCGAAGTCCTCGGCGGAATACGCCACGGGCAACGGGCTAAACCTCCGACAGGCGAAGACGGCTCTGCTGGCTCGCGAGACGATGATCAATCGAGAGCGTCAGGCTGCTGCCGTGGCTTTCTCGACCACCGTTTTCGCAGGCAAGACCGCCGCTCTGGCTGGCGCGTCCCGTTGGGATAATGCTGCTTCCGATCCGATCTCTGATGCGATGACCGCTAAGGACAACATCATCAAGAACTCGGGTGAGGAGCCTAACGTTGCGATTCTTGGATATGAGGTTTATACGGCGCTCCGTCAGCACCCGCTGATTCTTGAGTACGTCTCGCGAACGTCCAACAGTGTCGGCATCGTGTCCAACGAGGACATCGCCCGTGCTCTTGACGTCGAGACAATCTACGTCGGCAAGGCTGTAGCCAACACAGCAGTCGAGGGTCAGACCGCAGTTAACGGATACATCTGGGGCAAGCTCTGCTTGTTCGCCAGACTACGCCAGAGCCCTGCTCCTATGAGCCCCCAGAGTGCCCTCCAGCGATGGCGCTTCCAGGGTTCGCAGGACGGTGCTGTTCGTCGCTGGGAGCCAACTCCCTACATCGAGCAAATTGACATGCTGTGGAATGACCAGTTCGCTGCTCCGACTACGGAGCTGGGCTACCTATACGACACCGTCGTATCGTAGGAGGTTGTTATGGCTCTCCTCTACAAAGGTGTTGCAGAGAATCCGGAGAATGGTCTCCGGGTTCGCCTCGGGTATAGCGTGCTGACCCTCTCAGGGAGTCACACAATCACCAACCAAGATGCTCAGTTTCTGTCCATTGACCCAGATGGTAGCCACAGGGACATCATCATGCCGAATGAGGCAGCCTCGCAGGGTTCGTTCTTTTTCATCAGCAATGCGTCGTCTTCGCACAAGCTGAATATTAAGGACTCATCTGGTGGGGCTCTTAGCCCTGCTGGAGAGATTGGAACCGAAAAGCAGTTTTTCGTTGTATGTGACGGAACCGCTTGGGTTGTTATCAACTAACCAGAAGCAGGAGGAGCGTCCCTCATGAGTCAATTCGAAGTCTGCCCAGGCCGCATGGTCAAGATGGGCAAAGTCAGCTACCCCGCCGGATCTTTGGTCCCTGTTTTCGATGGCATTGAAGAGCTTGTCGAAAACGGGACCCTCCGGGCGGTGGTTGTTGAAAAGAAGAAACGACCTGAGCCTGTAAAGCCCAAGTCAAAGGGTGTGCCTCACGCTGCATTCGTCGTTGACGACCCTGCTACAGGTCCGCTCGTTCCTCTCCGCTATCTCTCGGACTGCCTTGCTATGGTGGACGACATCGACGTCCTCAAGGCGATGCACGAACTAGAGGGTCGGAAGGGCGGCAAGGACCGAATCGAGGAGCGCATCGGGGAGCTAACGACATGAAGGTAGTCGCGCTTGTGCCTCTTCAGGTTGATGGAGAGAAGGTTGAGATCGGTCAGGAGTTTGAGATGACTGACTACAGCGCCAAGAAGCTGATTGAGCGTGGCGCTGTCGCACTCCCCGCTAAGAAGAAGAAAGCAGCGAAGAAGCCCGCTGAGAAGTAGAGGATCACGCCGTGGCATACAATGCAGATCTAGCCGCAGCGACCTCAATGGCTCCACAGCTCGGAACCCTCTCAGGGTCCAGCACCCCTACCTCAACGCAAGCCGCTCTGATCTGGGCCGGGTCTTATGACCAAGTCCGGGTGGCTCTGCTTGCTAACGGGATCGGGGACACCTTCACAGCTTCAAGTATTGCCGAGGGCTGGGCTCAACGAGCTGAGATGTACCTCGCGAGCGGTGAGGTGCTGATGGCGAAGGGCTCAATAGGAGTCAACGCCGAGAGCACTGCTCCAGCCCTGATTCAGATGGGCAAGGCCATGCTCGACAGCTTGCCAACGATCCGGCAGGTGCTCATCGACAACGGCGGATCCGAAGTCGCAGGCTCTGCCGACAGCCGGATCGGTAGTCACTGGACCCGAGCAAAGGATCCCGAGTGGGACTCCACCCCCGGCGGCGATGACGTGCCCTACGCTGCGGTGCCTATCTTCCCTGACGGCTCGGATCTGTAGAGATGGCCGGGTTGCCATTGTCTCCCGGCATGTCTGCCGCTCGCTCTCGACTGGGCGGGCCGGGTGGCGTGCGCTTCACCCTGGAGATGGAGCCCGACGCGAAGAACATCGATCTGGCTTTCTCTCGCTGGTCAAGTCTGATGGACGACTGGGGGCCGACCTTTGCGGATGTCGTGCGCCTCTTTCAGATGCACGAACGACAGCACTTCGACACCCAAGGCAAGAGCACCGGGCGCAAGTTCCGCAAGCTCTCTGAGCCCTATCGGAAGTGGAAAGAAAAGAACTACCCCGGTCGCCCCATTCTGGTCCTGCGCGGGACGCTACGCACAGCCCTGGTTCGGGGCGGTCGGGGTACCGATGGGATCCGCAAGATCACGAGCAACAGCTTGATCGTCGGAGTCGATCCGAACAGCCCGACAGCGGTCTATGCTCGCGCCCACTCCAGAGGCCAAGGCAGGATGCCGAAGCGTCCCCCGGTGCGCTACGACCCAACAGCGCACTCGGTCGATCTCAAGCGAGTCGGCAATATCGGCGGGCGCGTCCCCTTCGGCTCGGCGGTTGCTCAGATCTTTCAGGTCTACATCGTCAAGAAGCGGAAGCAGGCCCGCGCTGACAAGCTCTTCGCTGATCGCTACGACTGGCGGAAGATGCGCCGAGGCGTGATGGCTCTTGGCAAGAGGACGAAGTAATGGCGACCTTTACAGAGCGAGCAGTCGACGCGATGAACGCGATCATCACTAGCTCCGACAACGGGCTGAACGCCACAACGCTCCCCGCGCTCAGGACGGCCCTCGGCATCGGCACGGGCGACCTCCCGAACATCGCGACCATCGAGAAGTGGTATCACCGAGCCGAGCAGGCCAACGCTTTCCCCTACATGTCCATCGTGGTCAACTCGACAAGCGGCGAGCTTGAGCCGAACTCTCGATTCTATCGGGTGACCTTCGATCTTGCCCTTGTCGTGCTCGACGCGAACATTGACGGCAACGAGAAGGATGTGCTCGTGGCTGGCTGGCGCTACGGGGACGCAATCAAGACGCTATTCCAGCGCCGAGTGGGTGCCGGTGGACAAGGGTGGACCCTCGGCAACGCATCCGGCATCATACGGGCAGAGGTCACCTCGCAGCAAGTCGGAGCCGATCCGGGTCTTGCGGTGCCGAATGTCGCTCTATTGACCACGATCGAGGTCACGACCTCGGAAAGCTACTAGGAGAAAAAAATGACAGGCCCAAAGGTTGACATCGGAAGAGACTTGGTCGCGTTCGTCGCGGGCCAATCATCCTATGCACTCTCCGACGCCGCTGGGGAGTCCTATCCCGAAGCAGCCGACGCGATCCGAGTGATCGGCGGCTCTGCTGGCGGCACGGTTCCTTTCGCCCTACGAGAGGACAAGTTCGGGACAGCTACAGGCGTTCCAGGCATCGAGCAGAAGCGCACAGCCGAGGGCTCGATTGAGGGCTATGTGATGCCTTCGGGCGCGCTGACAACGATTCCTGACATGGGCGCAGACCTGCTAGTCAAGGGCGGTTGGAAGATCGTCAATAACTCCAGTACCACGACGGCAGTGAGTGGCGGCTCTTCTACCGTTTCGAAGGTTGACGTCAACAGCGTGACAGGCTTTTCGGTCGGTGACGGGATCATTGTCGAGACTGGCAACGGAACCGGTTTCTTCGAAGCTCGCCGGATTACCGAGGTGAACTCTGCCGCTACGCCTGACTACATCAAGGTCGAGCCCGCCCTCACCTTCACCCCAGCAGCCTCGGCCACCGTCAAGGGAGTCATCGCCTACAAGCCCAACGACGAGCGAGACGACGCCGAGGACGCTTGTGCCTTGTGGCTGATGAACAACAACTCAGCCGACCGAATCAGTGGCTGGACTCCTGACTCCTACGAGTTCACGATGGGCGGCGAAGACGCGGCTCGGTTCACTGCTTCGGGCACCGGACAGCGACACGACCGACTCTTTCAGACGGGGCTCGACGCCGACATCTTGACCGGCCATGTTCAAGCGACAGTCATCGAGGGGCTCGCCTCCTCGGGTGATGCTGTCAATACTTATTGGCTCCTTGAGAACGGCGGCGTGACTGCTCCTGAAGCTGTCAAGGTGACGGCGATCTCTGGGTCAACATGGACGATCACCCGAGGAGCAATCGGCGGCTATCCCAACCCCGGTTCAACATGGTCGGCCAGTAACACGACGATGCGACCGTTCCGCCCCACTGGGACCTACCTCGGAAGCCCAGTCCCAGCAACTAGCGGCCAGCTTGTGGTCTCGCCTTACGGTGCGGCGGCTGGTCTTGCTTTGCAGGTCAACAACGCTTCGCTCTCGTGCAGCTTCGGAGTCACAACCCGAGACGACGTGCTTGGCACGCTCTACAAGGCTCAGGGCTACACGATGAACCAACGCGAGGTCACGGCCACGCTATCCGGCTGGACTCTCAAGGACGAGAACATGTCAGCCCACACTTACGCCTTCCAGGCTGCCGAGGTCGCTGGGGCTAATTCCCAGCAGCTCAGTGTAGCTTGTCAGACCGGCCAAGCTGCCGGCTCGATCTTCGCGTGGGTCGCGCCCCGGATGCGTCAGCAGGACGTGAGTCTTGACCGTGGGGCCGAAGAGGTCACGCTCGATATGACCGGGGTCTGTGAAGGCACCTCGGCAGGAGCGGATGAGATCCTTTTGATCTTCGCCTAATCAATCAACCCTCAAACACGGGAGCGTCACCGTGGAACTGAGCAAATGGAAGCGTCGCCGCTTCACCCCCACATGGGGAGATAATCACCTAGAAGATGAGCCTTGTGAGGTCGTCTTTGCGCCCCCTTCTGTCGGCTGGATGTCCCGTTGGCGAGAGGTTGCGATCTCTGCCCCCGAACTGTCAGCGGAGAAGGCGTCCGAGTCGGGCTTCGTGGAGACGATCAAGGAGTGGTCCGAGAAGATCCAAGGCTTCCGCTCCGAACTACTGGAGGATCTGATCCTCGGGGTCGAGCACTTGACCCTCGACGGAAAGGCCATCGACCGATCCCAGGCCCTGGAGTTCATCATGGACAACGAGGGTCTGAGAGACGAAGTATTCGCCGCCGTGCTTGCCGAGGGGGTGATGACCAAGGACGAGGGAAAAAGCTAAGGGCGGCTCTTCAGTACGCCGCCCACACCGACCCAAGCCCCGAGCAGATCGAGCAGTGGGGTGATGACTGGAACGGGTGCAAGCTCTGGGGCTCCTGTCACGGCCACAAGTGCAAGGGCGGGGAGCGGTGGAGGTCCTCCGTTAGGTACCCGCAGCGAAGGCCCGCAGGCGTCCACCCAGAGCGCGCGCGTCTTGATCGATGTCCCGTCAAAGCGGTCGAGCCGAGGGCTTGGCGATTCTTGCGGCTCTGGTCCGCATGGAAGCAGCTCGGTGGGATGCCTGGGCCGGGATCCGTCGAGGAGCAGGAAGCGAAGCTCGTAGACGCTTTCTCTGTGCTTGACAGCGAATCAGATATGATACAGGCGGCAGCTCGCGAAGACGCAGAGCGCCGAGCGCGATCTAGGAGGCGGTGATGGCTGACGGCATCAATCTCAAGATGAGGATGAGCGGCGACGAGAAGGTTCGCCGCGATCTGAAAAAGACCGGGACGACCGCCGGCCAAATGGGCGGTCAGATGAAGGTCGCGAGCACTTCGACAAAGCTGCTCGCGGCTGGCCTTGTGGCAGGAGCAGCCGCCGCCTACGCCACCACGCGAGCTTTTCAAGGGATTATTCGAGCAACCGTCGACCTTGCCGAGGACCTCGATCAAATAGCGAAAAAGGCCCGAAGCATCGGGGCGTCAGTCGAGGACCTTCAACTCCTTCAAGGAGCCTTTGAACTCAGCGGCGTCGAGTCTGAGGTGCTTGATAGATCTTTGCAAAAGCTGAACCAGTCAATGGGTGAGGCGATGAAGGGGACGAAGACCTACACCGACGCCTTCGCCGCGCTGAACACGACAGCCGAGGACCTTGAGGGGATACCGCTCCGAGATCGAATGCTCGCCATAGCCCAGGGAATGGATCAGCTTGGATCCCAGGCTAAACGGGCGCAGGTCGCCGCGCTTCTCTTTGGGCGCGCGGGCAAGGATATGCTCGTCGCATTCAGCGAAGGTGAGCAGGGATTGGCCGACGCCATCGCGGACATCGAGCGATTCGGAATCGCCTCAGACACCGCAACCAGACAAGCCGAGGACATGAACGACGCGATTCTGCGAATGGAGCGGGCTTTCTTCGGCGTCAAGGTGGATGCACTAGAGCCGATTATTCCGGTCATCACCCAGGCATCGGAGGAGATCGCGGACTTCTTTGTGGAGCTTCGCAAGAGCGGACAAGCCAAGGAGTTCGGGGAGACGATGGTGCGCGTCTTCCTCGGCGTATTTGCCCCCGCCGTCGTTCACGCCAGCGGCATCGCCATCAAGTCGCTTGCAGCTTTTGAGGCGGTCGCCGCTGATATTTCGGTTGGAATTTTTCAGCTTAAGTCGGTTTTTGCAGTCTTAACGGGAGACATGAAGGGCGCAGAGGCGGCGACGGTTGGCTTCCTCGGAGCACTAGAAGACCGAGGGCAGGCCCTCCGCGATCTGGGGGCGACCCAGGAGAACGTCAACGAGATCAGCGAGGGCTTTCTTGAGATCCTAGAGAAGCTAAAGAAGGGCAACAGCGAAGCGGCAGAGTCAACTCGCAAGTTGCGAGAGGAGACGGAGAAAACCAACGAGATCGTCTTCGGGGCCGGCACTGGGGTCGTTGGCATTGAGGACGCCGAGGACCCGCGAACCGAGCGTGACCGAGAGCACTTTGAGGCCCTCGCTGACATGAGGATCACAGACGCCGAGCTTGCCGAACAGTTGACCCGACGAGAGCGAGAGATTCAGGCTCAATTCCTTCTTGACCAACAAAACGCTGCGATGGCGGTACTCAACGCAACGAGCAGCTTCGCCAACTCAATCAGCGAGATCATTTCAGCCACGATGGGCGAGAACAGCGAAGAGGCCAAGAAGGCCGCGCGCGTTCTTTTTGGTGTCCAGCAAGCTGCCGCCCTTGCGTCGGCTACGATTGCGATGGCTCAGGCAATCGCCCAGGCCAACGCCGCAGCGCCCCCACCCTTCAACGTGCCCGGAATCATCCAGGCATCGATCACGGGTGCCGCTCAGATCGCAGCCATCACAGCCGCCACGATCTCGGGTGTTGCTGATGCGGGTCTGCCCCCTGGGGCGCTCAAGTCCGCCGGACTCAATCAGCACACCGTGCTTGCCGTTCGCAACGACGAGATGGTGCTGGATCCGGTTGGCACCGCTGCGATCTCCCGTATGCTGGAGCAGCGCGCGACAGGCCAAGGTCAGCCGATCATGGTCAACGCCTCGGTCGAGCTTGACGGCGAGGTCCTCGGGCGCAGTGTTGATAACCACCTCGTGCGCTCCTCCGAGCGCGGCTTGGGCTACGAGCGAAGGATCCGTTACTAATGCCTCATACAGCCTTTTTTGCTCAAGACCGCTTTTCTCACAAAGACACCTCGGTCAACTTCCTTGAGTCACTTCTTAGCTCTCCAGACTCGCCATACAAGAACGCGCTCGATGACCGTCCTCGGCTTGTCTGGCAATCCCCGACTCCGGGGTATTGGGCCCTGCCCACCGGGCACTATCTCGACCTGAACGAGGGCAGCGGAGAGATTTCGGTACTCTTGCCCCCCGCTACCGGCTCGGCATTTGACTTCGCGGCAGAGATCCAAGCATTTCTCAACGCCTCCACCTCAACGACTCGCACCTACACAGTCACATATAACCTCGCGACCTCTAAGTTCACGATCTCAGCTTCGGGAACCTTTGCGATCCTCTGGTCTTCGGGCAGTCACGGAGGAGCCTCGGGACTGAATCCTCGACAGTGGTTTGGATGGGGGATCAATCCCGCAGACACCTCATCCGCTACGAGCCACACCGCACCCGAGAAGAGGTACGGCT